ATACTTATATTTGAATCATCTCCAACGGCGGTAATACTAGGATTATTGCCAGTTGCAGCGTTTGTTATGTCAAAGTGGTTAACTGCCGAAGCTGTTGTTTGAAACTGTAATTGCTCATTACCGTTTTCATCTCTAATTCCATGGTCATCGTCAAAATCAATCATGAAAGAATTAGTGTCTAAATTACCACCAAGTTGTGGTGTTGTATCTTCAACTATATTTGAAATACCTAAAGCTATTGTATCAATATCAGGATTGGTGCCATCATTTGCAGTTGCAAATACAATAGCATCACCTTTGTCTGTTGCTGAAAAAGTAAACGAGTCTCCTGAACCAGAAGCATATTTAAACTGAACTGTATGTGCGCCTGATGTTGAGTTTCTTAAAAAATAAAAAGTTTGGACATCGATTGGAATAGTTACTATCTGATTACCTGTGATAGTTCCTGTAAACTCAATCATTCTATGAGAAAGTTCCGCACCAGTTGCTCCATCAGAAACTGCTAATGCAGTTGTTTGTGTTCCACCAGCGATTGACTTTTGAATAAATCCACCAGATATCTGTTCTATAATTTGTAAATTTGTATTAGTTTTCGTACCCCA